TGCCATAGAGAATCCTCCGTTTTAGGATTAAACGGTGACGCTCTTGTACAGGGCAATATAAGCAGTCGTAGCGCCAACCAGAACCTGAATGTAGCCCTGCTGGGCCGACACTGCGCCCGAAGCCGCATTGATCACTACGCCAATCTTGGTGCTGCCAACCGTCAGGGAGGTGCAAAGAAGGTTGGTGATCGTGCCGGAAGAGGCGGTCAGAACGGTGCCTGACACGCTCCCAACGAATCCATTAGTCGAAACTATTGGACCGGAAAATTTTGTCTGAGCCATGTTTAAACCTCGTATGCGAGTCGCCTGCCAGTCTGCATACCGTCAGCCGGGTCTGTCTGGCAGGCTCAATTATCCCGGTAAGTCGATTAAACATCACAAATACACAGAAAGAAAGGGGGACTTTCGCCCCCCCTTGCTTTGCCTTGTGGGCTATCAGGTCGAACCCGGTGACCCATAAACTCCAAGCGGGTCAGAGACACCGAAGGAGTAACGCTCACGAGCCTTGTACCGCACGTTTCCGGTATCGAAATCCCCATCCATGGAAGTCGAGAGCGGGGTACGCACAAAGTGCTTCATACCGTTCGGGACATCCGTGATGAGGAAGAAGGCATTCGTGTCAGTCAGGAAGTGATTGACCGAATAACCCTCCGGAATCGCGCCCATATTTCGGATCGCGTTGATGTCGTTGTCAGCGGTTGCCGTGCGGAGAGTGGTCTCCATCAGGCGCTCTGCCACGAACATCAGGTTTGAGGGAACAACGAGACGACGAGGACGAGCGGCAATCAGAAGCCCACGCTCATCCACATAGTTCGCAATCGCGATGATTGCGTCTTCCAACGAGGTTTCGTTGAGGTCTGCGCCGACCGCCGGACGATTGGCATTGGTGCCACCGTTGACGAGCGGGTGAGCCGTGTTGAACAGCGTGACACCGTCTCCCGATTGGAAGGTGGTGAAGCCGTTGTTCAAAAGGGCTGCAGCCTTAACCTGCTTCGTATTTGCCATACCACGGGCAAGTGCTTTGGTATAACGAGCAGAGAGTTGGTCATAGAGGTTGTCCTCCATGGCTTCCTCAGTGATCGAAAAGCCCATAGCAATCGTTTCGTGGTTGTAACGAGCAGTCCAAGCCTCCTGCGCGTTGTCGTAGGCAATGGCTTGACCTTCCTGTTTGACAGGGGCTGTGCCAAAACCAGACAACTTGACTTCCTCTTCGAAAGCCTTTTCAGAGTTCTCGGTCTCATAAATGAGCGTATGCTCGTCTTCGTACTTCTGGTACTCCAAGCCAAAAAGGGCATTAAGCCCCGGCAGGAGTTCCTTCAGCATTTGTGCGCGTGAAATAGCCATTTCTTAGAACTCCTAATTAAGCGGTTACGCTACTGTAATAGCCGTGGGTCAGAACATTAAGTTTGACCAACAACTCACGGTAGATCGTGAAGATGATCGTTGACGATGCCGGAATAGCCGTGACCGAACCCGGCACATCAATGGCCGCGTTGATCGTGACCGAAGTAGCACCCGCAGCGGCAGCAGCCGTTACGAACGAACCCGTCTCAATCACCTGACCATTGCTGGCATAGTAAGCCACACTGGTTCCTACAGGGATAGCCGAAGCAAGACCCGAACCCGTGAGGGTGATGGTCGTGCTTGAAGACGAACCTGTTGCCGTGCTGGAGACTGAAGTCTCCGGGACCACCCCGACACAACGCAACGGCAGAATCGAAGTCACAGGGGTCGCCGTTGGCGCGAGAATCGCGTTTTTGGAGTTGCCTGTGCTAGTGCTGCCAGTGTTGTCGATGCAGGAGAGGTTGGTTCCGACCATCGCGTAAGCGCCAGAAGCCATCACCGTCGTTGCCGAGCAGACCGCCGCCTTGAAGACAGCATCCGGATCGTCAACCACATAGGCCACCGCGTCACCAGCCAAAGTCGAAGCAGGAAAGTATTGGCTGAAACGCTTCGTCTTCGTGACCGGATCAGTATAGGAGCAACCAAAGAAAACACCCGTGATGGCATTCGATGCCGTGGTGGCACCGATTGTTGCACGAGTCACTGAACCTCTAACAACTTTGACGAAATCACCGTAGAAGATGTCCGTTGCAAAGCCGTATTGGATTGGGTACATGCGAGTAGAACCCGCATACACCTGACCGCCGATGAGGTTAATCGGCAGGAACCCATAGGGTACCGTAACGTCAGTTCCTGAAGCCATTTAAGTTACCTCTAAAAGTGGAAAGAAAAGGAATTATCCTCGCCCAAAACTAGTGCGCGTTGAACGCTCCGGGTTAAGGAGCGGCATACGCGGATCGTTTTCCCGTAAATAACTACGGTCCACACCTTCAATCTGGCGGTCAGAAAGTTCTTGGTAATACTTTTGGCGTTGCATCATCTTCTCAAGAGGGGCTTTGCATAAGAGCAAACCACCGACTTCGACGTTGCCTTTGAACTGAGAATTTATGTCAGACCTGATCTTCAACTCAGGATGATCTTCTGCCTTAACAGGTTCCCAGCCCTCACGCATTTGACGAGAGACGTTGGTGTTATCCGAACGTCCCAAAGAAGAAGTGCGAATCCAACGGAATACCCAACCATCTAATGGTTCCGGGATTGGAAGTGCGGATTGCGGCAACCAAGAGTCGCTGGGACGCGATTCGGCTGCACGGTCAATACGAATTTTGCGCTCATCAGCCATTTGAACTCTCCTTGATGAGTTGTTTGGCGTACTGCTCGGGGGTGATGCCAAGTCTCTTAGCGAGAGAAACTTGTGAAGCAGTCAACTGGATTTTGCGTGGTTTGGCTCCGTTGTTACGATTTGCAGAAGCGACCACGGTTGCTGGGGTGCGTTGAGTTGGCAAAGGGACCGATTGGGTTTCCTCGTCCTTCTCAAAGTATTCAGGGAAACGCTGTTTCATGGCAGCGTCGATCTTCTGATAGTACTCATCGGTGTCAGATTCAACGCCCTCTTCACGGATGAGTGTCTCATGAATGCCGTAAGCCAAAGCAGTCATGGAGCGGTTACCTTGAGGTCCGAACCATGGATTGTTTTTGGTCCACTCCAAAGCCTTTTTACTAGGCTGTGGAGCCTGCGGCTGGACATAGTTCTGCGGAGCAAGTTGAGGTGCAGCCTGCGTTGCTTGCTGAGGGCGACGAGACTGAAGCACTCGTTCGTGCTTTTCGGCTTCACGGAACTCTGTCTGAGCGTTTAAGAGTTTTTCTTGGGCATTGATGATTTGTTCTGGATCACCGGCCTCATAAGCAGTTTTGTAAAGAGACTTTGCTTGATCCACGGCTAACGATGCACGGGCTTTGATCTGGGAGACTAAGGCTCCCTCCCCGCGTTGGATCAAGGATTCGTATTGTTGATTTTTGGCAACAACTTGTTGTGCGAATCGGATTGCCTCTTCACGCATCTTTTCAGCGGCTTCCCGCTGACGATTGGCTTCATGATGTTCGAATTTGACTTTGGCGATGCGTTTGCGAACTTTTTCGCCATAACTCATCAACTCATCATCATCTTCGGATTTAGCAGGTTTCTTTGGAGAATCATCAATGATCTCTAATTCAAATTGCTCTGCAGGACTTTCCTGTGCTTTGACAGGCTCCTTGTCAGGGATTTGCAGCGGGGTGGTTACCCCGAAGAATTTATCTTCACGAGACAATTCAGAGGCTTCTGCGCTCATACTTTTTCCACTCCACGCGGGTCTTCGACAACGGCTTCGACACTATCGTCATTGATAAGTCGAAACTCTTTACCATGAATCTTAAAACGAGTTCCGGAATAGGAACGCATCATGATCCAGTCTCCCTTTTTACAAAAGGGACCAGAGGGAAAACGGTAAGTGGATTTATAGGCATCAGGTCCAATCGCAAGAACAAAGCCCACGATGCTGCCAACTTCTTCGGCTTCCAATGTTGCAGAAGCCTTGAGGATGCCACCTTCTGTTTTCTCTTCTGGATCGGGGAGAGCGATGAGCAGTTTGTACCCGGTAGGTCTGGGTAACTGACTGGCGACTTTTGAGTCGTTCTCTGACATATCTTCCTGCACCTGTCGGTGTTTGCACCTTGTTGAAGGGTGTTTGCGCCCCATCGGGGCGGTTGCACTGTTTACACAGTGTGTTTGTTAAGCCGTTTAATCATCATCAATTTGTTTTGTGAGGTCAAGCAGTTCCCGTTCTGCACGGGCCAACCCCTCTATGACACCACAACACCTCTTGTACTCAGGGAAGTCCTGACAGCCGCCGCCTGCGATATGGTCAGCCATGTCGTTCATCTGCTGACGCAGGGACTTTCTAAGGTATTCGCCTAGATTATTGCTGGCTATCGTCATTGTTATTCTGCTTACGCTGCTGGGAATTCAGAAGATTTCGAGCGATTTCGACCCCCAGTTTTGCCCCGGAGACCTTGTCTTTGGAGGCAATCTCCTTGGTACGCAGTTCGTTGTCGGTGTTGGTGGTGGCGATTTGGACCCCCAACCGAGCGCCTTCGATGCGTTCTTGGGCCTTGATGCGGTCCTTTTCGGTCTGCATCCGCATCTGCGCTTTTTGCATGTCCGCTTGGACTTTTGCCATGTCTGCTGCGGCTTTTTGCTGGATTTCCTGAGCGCGAAGTTGCAGTTTCTGCATTTCCATTTGAAGCACCGGGTCTTGAGATTGTTGCTGTTGTTCCTGCATCTGGGCTTCTTGTTGGGCTTTGCCCAGCACCTGTGCGGCTGCAGGGGCGACCAGTTCCGAAATACGGTATTCGATGTCCTCCGGGAGGGGTTCCCCCGGAGGAGGTAGTTTCATGCCCAACTGCTTTTCGATCTGTTGACGGTAAGCGAACGCCAGATGTTCCGACACATGGGCGGTGAGCGCGGCTTGCAGGGCTTGGGCGGCTTGAGGAGCCTGTTGGAGCATCCCCTGCAAACGGGGGTCTTGTCCGAAAGAGACATGCGTTTGGATGTGGGCTTCGTGGTCTTGGTAGAGAAAAGCCTTGATGGGCTTCATCTGTAGGGCGTTCATGTTCTCTGTGACGGGGTCCGTGGGCGGGATGTCCGTTTTGTCCGGGAGAACTTCCTGAGCATCCGCGATGCCCAGTGCATCGATCATCTGACGATGCAAGATCGGCAGATCGTATAACTGGGGGGCTTGGGATGCTAACTGGAGTGCGGCTTGGTATTTCATGATCCGCTGGGCCATGGTGCCAGCGTTGGGATCAGACACCGGAATGATATCGATGCGGTCATCGAAATCTTCCTTGGTCAGTTCTTTACCCGGAATATCATAGGGATACTCGCTCGGGCCGTAGTCGTAGACCAACTGAGAAAGAAGTTTCAGTTCTTTCTTCATGGAGGCGTGTAAACGGGCTTGCACCGCTGACATGACCTTCATGGACCGTTCGATGATGGCAAGCGTGGTTCCGACCGGAGCCTCGGCGTTCATGTCGGCAATCTTCATGTCGGCTTGGGAAGCAAACCGTCTACCTTCATCCACGATGTTGCCGAGCAACTGATACAAGGTACCGGAGGGTTCCTTGTAGGGCAGGAACGTAATGTTCTCGCGTAGGGTTCCAGAGGGGATGTCCACATCCCGGAACTCACCGGGCATGATGGGGGTATCGTCGCCCTTGATCCGCAGTCCGCGAGTTTTCAATCCGCCGGGAAGATTGGAAAGGGTTCCCGCGTCCACCAACTGTCTCAAGATGGACGTTGAAGATTTAGCCAATCCACCGACAAGGTGAACGAGTCCGAATCCATAAAACCCCAATCCGGGGATATAGGTGTATTGGACGAAATGCTGACGGCGCTTCTTGAGCAGATCATCTTCGTACCAATTGCGTCGAATGGCGAGAATGTTGCGTGAAGATTTATCAAGGGTAATCACATACGGCAAGGCGATGCCGGTGGGATTGCCCTCTGCATCGGTGTCTTCGAAACCCGGCAGGTCGTAATCCACGACCATTTCCAAAAGGGTGTAGCGCGAATCAAGGTCCATGCCCTTTGATTCACCGTTCAATTTGTCGTAAGACTTTTGAATGTCTGTGATATCGGGCGACGGAGGAGGCAGTTCGATGTCGGCGTAAAAGCCTGAAACCTGCAACTTTCTTATTTCGTTGTAGGTTTTCTTCATCACATGGGTGGCACGTTCGCAGGTGATTAAATCACTTGCTCCGTAAGAAACCACGAAATCCTCTGCTGGAACGAAGAGCGAGGCTGGTCTACCCAAAGACGGATCGTAATAAACCTTTCTGAATGCCGCACCACACAACGCCAAAGAGAACAATAACTTTTCAGTCTCTGAGCGGTATTCGCTCATTTTCTCAGTCAAAAGATAGTTTAAATATTCTTGTACCCGCTGGGCTTGTTGGGTTCTTTCGGTGGTGGTTTCACCTAAGATCTTGGTTTGAACAGGACCACGAGCCGGGAATATTTCTTGAATAGATTGGGCTTGGAAACGAACTATCGCTTCGGAGAGCATGGGATGGAAAACTCCACAAGCCCCTTCCCATGGTTGGGTTCGATCTTCAATCTTCAGACCTAGAAGATCCAATCCTTTGATGTAGGTGGTTTCCCATTCTTTGCGGGAATCTTTGTCGGCTTCAAAGAGGGTGGAGAGTTCCGACCCGATATTCATCAAGGTCGAATCATCAATAAATTCTGCGAGGTTGTCGTGGTGATTGGAGGCAGGGAGGGGTTCCGGGGCGAAATTGATCTCCATTCCGCCGTCCGGCAACTCCACCACCACTGACTCTTCTGACGGTAAAGATACATCCATGGTTTGCCCTCTAAAATTTGAGGGCATCAAAGCGCGATCCACCGCCATGAGTTTCTCCGTTATAAGTCAGTAAAACGACCGCCCTTTAAAGCAGCGCCCATACCACGGGCGGTGCCTTGGGTGCCTAGAGTTCGACCACCCTCGTACAGGCTCTTCTTACGCATGGCACCGCCGACCATCACGGGTTTACCCATGCCGTTCATCTTGCCCTTGAGTTTGTCTTTAGGTTGTTTGCGAGACTTTGGGGCTTCCATCATCTCAGTCTTAGACGTTCTGCCTTTCATCGTTTAAATCCTCAATAGAAAGACGCTTTGCGCTTATATATCGGTTGATCCTTGTAATCGGACTGCAGGGTTACAAACCCGCCGCGTCTGTAACGCAGCAGAGCCTGTGTCCCGGAGTCCACATAGTCATCATGCTCTCCAGCGGGAAAAGACGCAAACTCCTCCATGACTTCTTCGGCAAAACGATTATTGGGTCGCCAGATCTTGCCGTTGGAGAAAAGGTCTGCG